ACTTTCCCAGAGCCGCCGCCAGCCTTAAGGACAGCCGCTTCCTCTGGGTTGATGTGAGCAAGGATCGTGTCCCCGCCCTGGCCCATGCCTTGGAGTTTCTTTGCCGCCTGTTTTGCTTTCATGCTGCCTCCGCAATCACCCAGTTAGTACCGTTACTCACCAAAGTCGCCCACTTACCCGCAGTCGCCGCAAGAATCGCAGTGCCCGCAGCACCCCCCGCAAGCGGAACAACATTCGCCGAAGCCGATACGACAGTAAATGCCGCAATAGTCTTGATGTGAATGTCAGGCCCACTGTAAGTAACTGCGTTGGGTAAGGTAACAGTAATTGTCGCTGAACCATTGCAGATAATGCGGGTTTCTCTAGTACCTAATTGGAAACTCGCGGTCTTGGTAACTGCCATATTCGGCGAGATACTATTCACCGCGTCATCAATCCGCTTTAGAAGACGAGCGAAATACCCCCGCTGATACTCCTCCGGTAGGTTTCCAGATGTATTTAACATCAGGCATCTCCCCGCTTCGTGGCGTAGATGTTGTAGTTCCCCATCTCCCAGTTACCAGACATTTCAAACAGGAACCTATGCCAACGGGCAGACTGGAGAACGTCGAACTTCCCGGCGCTGAGTTGTGCTGTGTCGCCCAATTCCAGACTATCCCCGAGGCTTTCCCGGTGGTAATTCGACAGAGATGCAGTGGTTGGGGTCGTAAGGAATATCGGCCTAACAGACGTGACTTCCGTATAAGCACCTTCATCCCCGGCGTCTCCCGTAGTAATCGAACTCTGAACGCAAGCCCCCGTCAGCGACTGGATGACGTGTGAGGCGTTGAAGATCGCCGGAACCGGGGCGCTGGTGTTCAGGAACCCAGCGTCATAGGTGAACGGAACGCTAGTCCCGTAAGTGGCGTAGTACGTGCCGAAGTCGTCGTAAGTAAGTCCAGGAGCAAGGTAGGACAGGGCACACTCAATCGTGTTGTCGTCCCGGCCCCACTGCTTGGTTTTGTAGTTGTAGACGACACACTTCGTCAGAGTCGAACTTGTCGGGTAGTAGAAGTACACCAGAGAATTTGCTATGTCATGAGCTGTACAAGCCAGTCTTGCGTTGGCGAATGAAACCTCTGAAAACACGGCGTTTTTCACCCATCCCACCCCGATAGGAGTAGGCCTGGATCCGTCAAACGAGTAGAAGTCGTCCATCCCCATGAAGATGTGCCGGGGATAGGCTTCTGTCGAAATATCAACAACGGATTCGCTCGACATCGCTCCCGCAGAAGCCGGGATTTCGTCGAATCTCCACACTTCCGGCGCACCTTGGTACGTCCCGAGAAACATCCCGCGTCCCTTGTAGACCACGATCTGCTCACCAAACCGTTTTGCCGCCCGGATAGGTCCAGAGGATGCGATTAACCTACCCGTAGCACACTGAGTAGCAACCGAGGGCGTCCAGTCCGAGTAATCTCCAAAGGCCGAACACCACCACCTGTCGGGAGAGTCCCCGTAGGTTCCCTCTGTCGTGTCAAACAGGAAAGCGAACTGTCCAACCGTCTCCACGATTGAGGCTTTGGGCGCAGTCACCGCTGCGAAGGCCCCCGAGGATGATTGTTGAAGCACAACTGCCTTGTGAACTGCAAGAGTCACGTTCCCGTACTGAGCGAAGGTCCACCGATACCCCGCCGTGAGGGCCGTATACCCGCCGCCACCGGAACCACCGAGGGAAACGTCAGTCCATGAACTGGAACCCGCTTCGTAGAGTCGGACGGAGGAACCAGCAATCAGCCGGGTGGAGTCGTCGAGCTTCCTGACCACCGCCGCACCCCTACAGGCCGCCGCCAGGGCCGGTAGAAGGCCACTTAGAGGGGCTGGCGCACCCACCATGCCTTTGAGGGACGGCACGGCGTGCTGGCAGTCCATCAAGACCCCCGGCGTGGTCCGGTCGAGGTCGGGGCCGTAGCCCAAGAGCTTTGTACGCGCCATTACAGATAGCTCGCTTTGAGCCTTCCGGTTGTCGTGCGGCGCGTGTTGAGCGATTCAAGCCGATAAAGGACAGAATCCTCCAGTGCTTGCATGTCCTTGGCCATCGCCATGTCGTGAATCTTGTTGGCGTACAAATCCTTCTTGGCGTGCAGCCGGATGAGTTCTTCGGCCTCTGTCGTCCAGGCGTTGGTATCAGCATCCAGGTTTAATGTGGCAAGGGTTCCTATGTAACTGGCGATACCTGTGTAAACCGCGTTAGGAGTTGGGGATAGGAAGATGTTGTCTTGCCATATCGTGTACGCCGTTGGAATTCCGGTCATGTCGTTCAACTGCCGGTCGTGATATTCGTCCTGCTCGATATGTTGCAGTTGATAGCGCGATGAGCCTTGAGTAATATCAAGCCGCAGGAGTTCGGCAAGCCCTGTCGTTGCGGTAGACGGCAAGGAGACGGATTCCATATATGCAACCGTACTGAAGGACGCAACAAACTCGTTCCACCACCACCGGCGCTTCTCGTAGTAATTGACCGCCGATAGAATCGCTTTCTTGATCTCCGCTGTCAGGTTGGTGCGGTTGATCTCCCCGGCGATCCGGGTTTGCATTTCAAGATAGGTTGCCATTGCAGGCCTTTACGTGAAAGTGAAGGCCGCGCCCAATGGTTTTCAGGCACTTCGGGCACTGGCCCTTTACTGCGACCGCAATGGATTGAGGCGCAATACCCTGATGAGATACTACAGGCTCAGACTGGGACTCCGCATATTTCTGGCGCCTTCTCATGGCTGAATTCCCCTACCGGGTTGTGATAGGTCATTTTAGCCAATTCTCCGTGCCATAGTATGGAACCTTCGCACTGACGATACTTTGCAAAACATGGCGTCCCGCGTGTGTAGTGTATTAACTTGGCGTCCTCAATCCTGCCCTGATTCTCTTCGCCGACAAGGTGATTCCACTCTCTCGGTAACTCCCCGATCATCGAGTACGCCTCCACATCCCCGTACTCCACCCACTGAAACTGATGGAGATAAGCCCCCGAGGCAGTATTCACCATCGTCGGGGTCAAGGCCTTGCAAAGGGGATTGTTGAATACCATCACCGAGGACCAGTTTTTCTTCGGATAGGTACTCTGCGGCTGGTTGAGAAACTTGTTCTCCATGTTCGGTCGGTAGTCGTGTTTAACGACAGATACTGTCCTGTCGAGAGGTAAGTCCCAAAGCTCGCAAATGTCGGCCATGCAGATAATGTCCGAGTCCATGAATATCGCTTTCCCCTCAAACCCGCACATCCACGGAACGAGAAACCGGGAGAAACTAAATTCGGTGGATTGAAACTCGGCCTTCGGACGGCTTAGAGGGACTTGTTTCAATACTATGGGAGTAATCGCCACCGGACGAGAGGCGCGGGAGACTATCGAGTGCATCAGGGTGTAGAGAGCGACGGACTCGTTCGAGTCGTACCCTAAGAACACTCTCACAATATCTTTCATGGCAGTTTCCCGCAAATGAAGTGAAGATCAGTTTTGATTTCGCTGAAAGATAATACCCGGAACCTGTCAGCGAGTCTCTGTGCCCACCACCCAAAACCCTCCTGAATCAGGTGAGCATTCCGTCCGTCAGGGAGTATCTTCTTTGCTGGCCGGGTGGCGATAACTAGGTAGGCCATGTTTAACGTGACCCGCTGAATATCATCTAGGACATTATCCAGATACTCCGGTTCAATATGTTCCAAAACATCGCCACATACTACAAGCGCGGCTGGAACTGGTTCTGAATCAAACCCAGGCAGGCACGGGTCGTAGTTGTGGATTGAGTATCCCAAAGCAGCTTGGAGGGTTTGCCGACCACAACCGTAGTCGAGTATGTCCCGCGTCCCCATCTGGTTTGCCAGAGAAGCGACGGTCTGGGCGTGCCTGTGCCCGCTGATGCCGTAGTTGCCTACTTCATGCAGTTGCTTGTTCTGCTGCCTGTACGATTCGCTTATCAAGTTCACGGCGCACCCTTTCAATTACCTTGCTCCAATCCTCGCCCTTGGCCTGCCGAAACAGTCTGGCAGACCCATACCAAGGACTGGTATCGCCCTCCACCCCGTATCTCCAAGCTGGCCCCCAAGGGACCATGCACCAC